GTAGTCCCTGACAACAAGATTGGTTTTATTGCCTGCTTGCCTAGCGTTTATCGTAGAGACTCTGCTAACAGTCAAATTGAAAAACGTGCCAGGAATGCAGATAAGGAATATCTGTCTGCCGTTGGATCAAGTCTTTTTGATAAGGACTGTGAGATTCTAGCGTCCCAACGCTCAAAGAACTTTGATGCTTGGAATGTTGATGCTATAATAGACAATAAGATGGTATCGTGGTTCAGCAAAGTAGATATGAAAGTTGGGCCATGTGTAGTAATTAAAAGTAAAGTCAAAGACCATAGCCTACATTGGAAGTATGGTAATCCGGTAACCCGTTTAAACTTTGTAAAGGCAGTACAATGATCACAGGGAGTATTTGGTTTGCAGGCAACGAATGCATTGGCATCGTACAGATTGTGCAAGAACACGAACGTGATGAATATCGCCAGACTGGCAAGGCTGATTTCAAATATTACATCGGAGTAGCGCCTGGTCAGAATGAAAAGACTGATTCTAACTATATCGCTGATTATGGTGTGCCATTTGATCGTGAAGCCGGCAACGTACTATTTGGAGTTATTCGATGAGTGAAGAATTTGAAAAATATGACGCTTTTGTTAAGCATATGGAACAACGTTTTCCAAAGATGTTTGAAACTCCATATGGTGGATTCTGCTGTGGCGAAGGCTGGTGGCCTATTCTAGAAAAACTGTGCAGTAACATACAAAGTCATATTGATTGGAAGAACAAGCAATCAGAAATAGTGCCACAAGTAACAGTGGCACAGATTAAAGAGAAGTTCGGCGGACTACGTTTCTACTATGATGGCGGTGACGATCATATTAATGGAATGGTTCGTATGGCAGAAGCATGGGCAGATGCCAGTTGTGAAGAATGTGGATCTCCAGGTAAGAGAAGAGATGGCGGGTGGATTAAGACTCTGTGCGATATACACGAAGCAGAGCGTCAACAACGAGTAAAACAATATGAAAATCAAATTAGTCAGTGATCTCCATTTAGAGTTCTCTGATATAAACATTACTAACTATGAAGGCTGCGATGTTCTAATCCTCTCTGGCGACATTATGGTTGCTGAAGACCTACACAATCATAGCGAAGAAAGTGTAAGAACTGCCGCCATGATTGAAAGTTTAGGCAGTAGGCAAGCGTGTGCCCAACGGTTTCGTGACTTTCTTAAGCGTGTTAGTTTCCAGTTCCCACACGTAGTTTGGAACACTTTGGACTGACATGAACCGAGGCGATCCTCTAACATTACACTCTGTACGTGACATGATGAACGACTTTACTGTTATTAAAAAGGATCTTGAAGGCTACACTAGACTGAAACCTTATGACACAGTTGTTCGCCATAAGCACATGCTGGACTATATCAAACAAATTGTTGCTGAACGTCACGATGAGAAGTTTGTTGTAGTAGGTCATCACAGTCCTAGCAAGTTATCAACACATGAGCAGTATAAAGATCAACACCTAATGAATGGTGCTTATAGCAGTGACTTGAGCGAGTTTATTCTTGATCGTCCGCAGATCAAACTGTGGACACACGGTCATACCCATCATCCGTTTGACTATATGATCGGTAGTACTCGTGTAGTATGCAACCCTCGTGGCTACGAAGGCTATGAGCCAGAGAGTGGCTGGAATCCTAACATTGTAATAGAGGTATAATATGGAACAATTAAGTATTGTAGAAATGGCTAGAAAAACAGCCGAAGGTATGAATTTTTTAATTATTAAACTTGCAGAACGAGTTGATGAATTAGAAAAAGAAAATGCAGACCTTAAACAAAAACTGAGTGCGCATGATGACGACCTTAAGTGAGAAAGATGTAAAGATCTTTAAGAAGTGGCTGAAAGGTCACTTGGCATATGGTCCTACTACTATAGTCTTTACTAAGAAGGACGGCACAGAACGAACTATGACTTGTACAACTAAGCCAGAACTTGTTCCTGCCGAATCTATCGTAGAAGGTGTGGAGAAAAAGGAAAAGAAAGTCAACGAAGAAGTTATCCCAGTCTACGATTTAGATGCTAAAGGATGGCGTAGCTTTCGTTGGGATTCAGTTAAACAAGTAAGGTTTACATTATAATGAGACAATATGTAGAAGATACCTGTGAAGTTCTATGTGAAGACAACGGGCGTAAAATGGTTGCAGATCTTTTGAGCTTTCGTGAGCATGATCATCTTGCAGTTAGTTTAGAAAAACAGTTAAAATTAGAAATGCGGTGGAACGGTCAAATCTATGAAGGCAAAATGGGACGTTTAAGTTTTACATCAGACGGCCCTCTAGTTCGAAACGTTAAACAAGGCAGAAGATGAAAATCGGATTAAGTTATAGTCGTTGCGTTCGTGATATTGTTGACGGCGTAGTAGACATTGCCGATGTGTTGGTCATTATCAGTCGTACAGATTTTGATCCGCATGACAATGAACAATGGCAGGGTATTTGGCAAGGATATCATCAGCGTGGCGGTTGGAGTAATCCCGAATGGGGCCACTATGCAGAGGAAGATGAAGACCGCTTTCGTTCAGTAAGCATTGAACTTTGGGAGACTGGTAAGTTACATCAGCCTCGCAAGTTTGGTGCTCACCCTAGTCGCCGTCCGGAAATTTGGCTAGAAGCTGTATTGCCTAGCAGTGAATTAAAAAAGAACCCTGCGGCTAAAATTGCTTGGGACAAGTTCCAGACAGTTGCAGGTTTAACAAATGTAAATTTAGATAAGGATTATCAATAATGCCAAATTTAGTACCAATGGTAATTGAGCAAGAGGCTCGTGGAGAACGCAGTTATGACATTTATAGTCGACTGCTCAAAGATCGTATTGTTATGTTGGATACAGATGTCAACGAACACTCTGCTAGTTTGCTTGTAGCACAGTTGCTATTTTTAGAAAGTCAAGGCAATGAAGATATCACATTCTTTATTAACAGCCCCGGAGGTGTAGTTACTGCTGGTATGGCTATCTACGATACCATGCAGTTTATTAAACCAGATGTGTGTACTGTAGTTATGGGCCAGGCCTGTAGTATGGGCAGTTTGCTAGCTACAGCGGGTGCGGCAGGTAAGCGTAAAATGCTCCCTAATGCTCGCCACATGATTCATCAGCCGAGTGGTGGTGCTCGCGGCCAAGCTACAGACATGGAGATCCAAGTCAAAGAGATTTTGATTATGAAGAAAAATCTAACTCAAATCTATGTAAATCACAATAGCAAGGATAAAACTTTTAATGAGTTTTATGCGGCAATGGAACGTGATAACTTTATGAGTGCGCAAGAGGCTTTAGAGTTTGGGTTAATTGACGAAATCATTACAAAACGACCATGATAAACAATATTATAATTTTAGATGACGTTGTTAGTGTGCCGTATCAAGATGCGATCGAAGCAGCGGTAATGGCTCCGGATCTACCTTGGTACTATAAACCAGTGTTAACTAAGCCTGTAAAAAATGAAATAGTTCAAGATAATGATAGTCCTGGGTGGTTTCATGGATTTTTTAGTACAGATGACGGAGGTCCTACTAGTCCGTTGTCATCAATATTATTACCGTTAATGTACGAAGGTCTTGGAAAAGCCGGATACTATCCTAAAAATTATTTTAACGGTAGGCTTTTTATGATGCAGCCAAGATTTAAAAATTCTCCCGATATTGACAACTGGATATGGCATATTGACAAAAAAATCAAACATTTAGTATGTCTGTATTATGCTAATAATTCTTCCGGACCAACTATTATTTCAGACGCAATATATGGCAAAAATAAGTTTGATCAATTTTTAGAAAATGTAGATTTGCCTGTACTGCAAAAAATAGAACCAAAAAAAGGTAGAATGGTTATATTTGACGGGTATAGATATCACGCTGCATCTAATCCTGAAACAGGTAGACGAATAGTTATTAATTTTAATGTGGCTATATAATTGCTGATAAAGTTATCTCGGAATGCCCATAATTAAAACTTAGATAGATCTAATATACGTTGTAACTCTAGAGATTCTTTTATTCCTAGCTTTGCCATAGCGGTACGAGTTTCTGGACCCATTTTTCCATCGGCACCATGTTTGGGCAATGCGTTAGGATCTTTAGCCAGTATTCGATCTTGTAGAGCTTTTACTTTGGGATCAGTGTTGTTTGATCCTACTTTGTTAGTAGCTTTATATTTTGGATTATTTTCGTATTCCCAACGAGGGCTAGTACTACTTCCGGCACCTGAGGTATTTGCCCATGCATCGTATTCTGATTGAGGCAAAGACTTTAACCATTGATTTAAAGTTCCTTGATCTGCTATCTTTCCATTTTTGTCAACAAATCTGTTGACTATAGTACCCATTCGATCATCACCTATTTGGGGACTCATAACGCCACCATTATCTACAGGTTCCCACCATATTGTTTTTACTGGATTAAACGGCAAGTCTGTTGCTGGTGATGGTCTAAGCAAATACCAAGTTCCGGGAGCAGTTGAATCTGGGCTCGGAACTTCCTGATAATTACCTTTAGGAGGTGCAACTGCCTTTCCCCCAGACCCTGAAAATTGATTCCATCCAGAAGGAACAGTGTCGTATTCATTTATTTGAATGGTTTCAGCTAGATAATCTTTAAAAGTTTTCATAGTAATATTTATATTAAGCAACATCATTTTTAAAAATATCAATAAAGTGCGCAGTTAATGGTACTAGACACTACACTTAAATATTTAAAATAGGAGAGTGGTGTGTCTAGGAAACCATTTAATTGGGCGTTATTGGACAGAGATAATTTGTACACTATGATGTACGAGTTAAAGCCTTTTGTAGTGGGCAAGCGTCTTGCCATTAAAACCTTACAAAAATTACTAAGTGATCATCTCAAATGGCATCTTCCTATTAGAGTTAGACTGAAACGTGATCCTACACACGATAAGGGCATTGTTTATATCGGCGGCGTATACTATGCTCATTATGATCAAGAAGAACGTAACCAGATCGAAATAAATTTTAGTTATAGATCCACTAGCTCTGAAATTAAACTTTCAGACAGTCGATGGGATAGAATGTGCAGATTATTTGCAGATACTATCTTACACGAGATTGTACATATGAGACAATATCGTACTAGAGAATTTAAACAGATTCCAGGCTACCTAAGCACAGCCTACTATGCCAGAGATCGTAAAGAGCAAGAGTATTATGGTCACAAAGATGAAATGGGTGCATTTGCTTTTAATATTGCTTGCGAGTTAAATGATAAATTTGGCGGCGATTTTGATGCAGCCAAACATTATTTGGACACTAATTTATCAAAACGTGCCAAAAAAACCTGTTGGTACAAGTATATGAAAACATTTGATTGGAACCATAACCATCCAGTTATACGCTCTATGAAAAAGAAAATCATCCGAAACTTACCATATGCCCAAATTGGCAAGCCATTTAAAACGCCAGACTACTTGACTTATTAACTGCTAGACTGTATAATATATACATTAAACAGCAGAAAGGTCTAGTATGCATGATCCGTGCCAAAATGTAATTTCCACTCTTGAAGATCACAACAGTCGTTTGGACAAAGAAGCTATTATTTTGGCTCAAGCAGAGGCAGGTAATAGAGAGTTCTTTGAAGGCGCCAGGCTTGCATTAGACCCTATGATCACATTTGGATTGAAACAGATCCCGGAGAAAAAAGATGAAGATGGTTCTGGTTTGGATTGGGATAGTTTTAGCCTCATTATCACTGGCTTTGTTAATCGCTCACTCACAGGCAACCTTGCTCGTGACACCGTTGCTAAAATGATGGCTAGTGCCACCAAGGCGCAATGGAATGGGTGGTATCGACGCATACTGATTAAAGAAACTTATCGAAGTTAAACTCGACGGTGTCCGTGTTATCACTATTGTCCGTACAGACGGGCGTGTTGATATGTTTAGCCGCAACGGTAAAGAGCTTGCTAACTTTCCACATGTGACTGAACAAATCAGTGCAGTGGTTAAGAAAACTCCTCCGCCTTATGATATCGTGCTTGACGGTGAAATTATGTCTAGTAGTTTCCAGGATCTAATGACGCAGGTGCATAGAAAGAGTGACGTTAAAGCCAATGATGCTATCCTAAACTTGTTCGACATGTGTCCACTTGATGACTTTGAACTAGGCAGCTGGGGTAAAAGCCAGACAGTTCGCAGCCAAATGGTGCAGGCATGGGTTGAACAGAATCACACAGACTTGCCTAATGTCACTTGTCTTGCTAACGAGCTAGTTGATTTGGACACAGCTGAAGGTCAGTTGCGTTACAAAGAAATTAACGCACAGGCAGTTGCTGGTGGCTATGAAGGTATTATGATCAAAGATCCAGAAGCTGGATACGAATGTAAACGTTCAGTAGCTTGGCTCAAATTAAAGCCATTTATTGAAGTATCATTGGAGGTAGTAGATGTCGAAGAAGGAACAGGACGAAACATTGGACGGCTTGGAGCGATTGTATGCCAAGGAGTCGACGATGGAAAAACTATTCAAGTCAATGTGGGCAGTGGGTTTAGTGATAGTGATCGCGATATTTTTTGGACTTCACGCGATTCCCTACTTGGTCAGGTCGTGGAAGTGCGAGCAGATGCCGTCACCCAAAACCAAGACGGAACATACAGTCTGCGATTTCCAAGGTTCCTACGGTTCCGTGGATTCCAAGTAGGAGAGAAGCTTTGAAGATAAGTACTAGAACAAGTAATATTAGAACCATACGACATGGTGATGCTAAGTTCATGCTTCAGGACGGTCTTGTAATATGCCCTAGGGCAGGATTTGAAATCAACGACAAGTGCCCTAGAGAGTATAAGATGATTATTTCGGAATGTATTAATAACGGATGGATTAAACCGGTAGCACATGTTTATGGTAAAGAATTAACAATGGATGCACTAAGATGAAAATTGAAGTAGATCAAATATGGGGTGCCGGAAACGGAACAGAATTCCATATAGACTATATTAGAGAAACTGAAGAAGGTCGTTGGGTAGTATCAATGATTGTCAGTTACTTTGTGGGTTCTAGTCCAGAGTTATTGGCATTCTTTTTTACAGGCGTGATGAAGTGGATTGTAATCTTTTCACCGCTGGTAGCAATCTTTGGTGTTGCTATGATACTAGGCAATAATCCTAGCAAGGGTGTGGCACAGTTATGCTTACACGGTTTTGCGGCCCTGATGGGATTGAGCTTCGCTACAATCTTTGCTGTATTCACTATGGGTAGTATTGTAAGTGCATTTATGGGTGCGGCCATCTTGTTTGGTGTTATGAGCGGGTATGGATACTTTACTAAACAGAGCCTAGACAGTGTTGGCAAGTTTATGTTTGTTGGATTGATTGCTATTATCATTGCCAGCATTGTTAACATCTTTATTGGTAGCACAGTGATGCAGATGGTAATCTCAGCATTAGCCATCATAATCTTCCTTGGATTGACTGCATACGATACACAAAAGATCCGTGAAGAACTAAGTGTACAAGCCAGTGATGTAGCAGAAGTACGTGGAGCATTGACTTTATATATGGATTTTATCAACTTGTTTATTAATCTGTTACAACTGTTTGGAGATCGTAAATGATCCGTGAGTTTATTAACATCGTAGAAGGCCTGCGTGTCACTGACGATTGGTTTAAGGACGGTGGGTTCAAAACTTACAAACGTCCTGCCAAAGAGCGTTATGAAATTGCCGATGAACCTGGCACTATTGACACACTAGAAGGCCCAGTTAAGTATCCAAAAGGATTCTATATCATGACTGGTCCAAAAGGTGAGCAATACCCTATCAGCCCAGAGAAGTTTAACGACCTTAAAGATGATCAAGGTGATGGTGTTTGCACACCAAAGAAGATTATCAAGTTTGCCAAACTAGCAGATCACTCCGGATCGGTTGACACATCATGGGGTGAGAAGTTACAATACAACACAGGCGAAGATGTTATTGTTCGCCATGGCGAGAACGACTACGGTGTAGTCAAAAAAGACATCTTTGCACAAACATACGAGAAGGTCTAATGGGACAAAGAATTAACTATTGGTCATGCAGTAAATTTGCAGACTGGGTTCGTGGTACACCTAAACGAGGTGCCTTAACTGCGGACGGATGGGACGAATGGGAAACGGAAGCAAAAGGCTACAACCCTGTTCGTTATTGGATTGCGGAAGAGGCCCTAGATGCAATCCAAAATTTTATCTGGTGGCCGGTGGATCAAATATATGCTCTCAAGTATTACATTAACAACCGTTGGGTTAGTCGCACTCATAGTCTTACCTCTCATCCCCGGGATATTAAGCCTGGCCAGTGGCAGGACGCGGGGAACCGCTTTTTGCCTTGCCTATTCAATGAGCTGGTTGATTTTGTTGAGATAGAATCAGCGTGGAGTCACATTGCCTGGGGCGACAAAGAAGCCCGTGCCAAGTATGATCCTCCCTTCTGGGCAAGTGGTTGGTTCCGATGGCGTGTATGGCGTAGTCCACAAGCAGGTCTCGATCACTTAGATTGGGCAATGACGTTGACTAACAGCGACTGGTG